TTAACCAACTACTTAGTAGTTAACCGAGGTAGGTTTCTGTATAGGAGTCTGCCTCATTTTTTAAATCAAATGAATCGGGAGAATTTCATTGAACATTGCTAGTGCTCTAATAAAGCAAGTGTTAACACTACAGGACTTTGAGACCTGGAGCGTTACACACAAGCATTACTTACCTAGCGAGTACCACAGTCTTTACAATATAATTGATAAGCACTGTGAGACGTTTCATAAAATGCCCACAATTGATGATTTAAAGTTTGAGATTCGTGATTCAAGTACTAGAGAAAAGCTGTACGCTGTGGAAGCCCTTGAGGTAGAAATAGATGCGGACTCACTTCTCGAATACTTGAAGAACGAATACACTCAAAAAGAAATTCTGAACTCACTTGAAGATTACGTCGAACACTCTATCTCTTTCGAGAATGCACAAGAGTCTGTAGACCACTTACATCAAATCGTCCTAGACGTTGAAGATAAGGTTGATCTTGAAGACCCCCAGGAAAGTATGCAACGTATTGACCTGTTCGAGGCAGATGAAGACTTAGCTAAATATATACCGCTCGGCCTCAATGAGGAGTACGACTTAGACATCCAATTCTCTCCTAGAGATTTGGTAATGTTAGGTGGTAAACGAGGGGCAGGTAAGTCTGTTATATGTGCAAACATTGCAAACAATGTCTATGACTCTGGTAAATCGGCTATGTATTTCACTATTGAAATGGATAGCCGGTCTATTTTACAAAGATGCTGTGCTATCGCCACTGAAATCCCTTTCTCACGAATGCGTACTAAGAATCTTAGTGTTACTGAGTGGGAGCAGGTTGCTACATGGTGGGCACAACGCTTTACGTCTGGACAAGACCATCTGAATGAATATAAAAAACACCGTGATTTTGAGAAGTTTCATAGTAACCTGAAGACAGGAGAGTTGTTGCCAACTCAACAGTTAGATGTTATCTATGATCCTTCCCTCACACTTGCTAAAATTCGAGCAGAGCTTGATAAAAAGGTTAAGCACTTGAATGTTGGTGTTATCATAGTAGATTATATTAATCAGGTAAAGAGATCTTCTCTTCCAGGTCGTCAATACGACTGGACAGAGCAAATAGAAGTAAGTAAAGCATTAAAAATAATGGCACAAGAGTATGACTGTACTGTAATTTCTCCGTATCAAACTGATGCTACTGGTGAAGCTCGCTTTGCTAAAGGTATTCTCGATGCGGCAGATGCAGCGTATACACTAGAAACATGGGATCATGAGGACGCTTGTATGACTTTTAACTGCGTAAAGATGAGAGCAGCTTCAATGCGCTCCTTCACTTCAGTAGTAGATTGGGAGACCTTAAAAATCGGTCCCGATAGCGCTATGACTCCTCAAGAAAGAGATGACTCTACCCACAAGACGGGTGAGGAAATCAACGATTTATAGGAAGTGTGGAGGCCTTTGGCCCCTCCCGACCATTGCATGCCTCCATGCTTCCGACCTATTAAAAACCAACAGAACTGCAGTAAGTTCGATCCTAATTAAAAATAATTCTTGACATTTTAGCTTCTCTTGCGTATAATATACCAATACTTTGAAGGAGAAACAACAGATGGCAATTACGTTCGGCAGCTTACGACACACTACCCACGGTAGAAAGCGCAAGGCTTTGCCTAAATCAAAATCATATACTCCTAAGTTCCAAGAGCTAGTAGTAGAAGATTCTTGTGTACGAGAAACTCCTTACTACCCATCAGCTAGTCCCAAGGGCGCTTATACCCCCGTTGCGGATACTACATATAAAGTAGAAGAATCTAAAAAGTTTACAATAGCACCTGCATATAATAAAGGCGCTTACCAAGTCATTAGTCGTAAAAATGTAAAGGAAATAGGTAGATGAATGTACAAGAACTACTAGTTTCAAAACAAATACATTTTATACCAAAAGGTGCAGACTTTTTGGTTAGTTGTCTAAATCCAGAACATGCTGATAGAAACCCTAGCATGAGGATTGACAACATTACTGGCATATACCAGTGTTTTTCGTGTGAATACAAAGGTAACGTATTCACGCACTTTGGACAAAAGGCAAACCAATTACAACTCAGACGAGAACTACTCAAACGTAAAATTAAAGAGAAAAGGTCCGAGTCGGTTGGTTTGTCTTTTCCTAACAATGTCATGGCATACGTAGGAAACTGGAGAGATATTAAACCAGAAACTTACAGGAAGTTTGAAGCATTTCAATCTTCAGAGTCAGACTTTATAGGACGTATTAACTTTCCTATCAGAGATATCTCAGGTAGAATAGTAGCATTCAACGGTCGTCATACAACAGGCGGAACGCCTAAGTATATGATCTCGCCTGCGGGTGCGAAGATGCCTTTGTTCCCTATAGTAGTGCCAATACAAGGTAAGATTATACTAGTAGAAGGTATATATGATATGCTTAATCTACAGGACAAAGGTTTAACTAATGCAATTTGTACATTCGGTACAAAGAACATTAATGAAGATAAGTTGAGGATGTTATCTATACAAGGAGTTGATGGTATAGATATCTTCTTCGATGGAGATGATGCCGGACAACACGCATCAGAGCGAGTGCAAGAGATGTGTGAGCAAATAGGCTTACCACATAGAAACGTCTGTCTTGAAGGCAAAGACCCTGGAGGGCTGACAGAAACAACCATACAAAAACTAAAGAGAAAATTATATGCCTAAAGTTGCATTAGTAGAAACTAAAGTAAGTAGAACGAATTTTAAGAAAGAGTTTGATGACGAGTTTGAGTTTGATCAGTATCAACTTTGTTCCGACTCAACGCTTAAGAAAATACTGAAAAGAGACTGTGATATACAGATCGACGTAGACAGCTACGACTGGGTTATTCTAGTAGGTAGTGATGCGCTTAAGTATTTTACTAAAACTAACTCTGTCACAGAGTACTCAGGTAAGCTAGTAGAAGATAAGTTTCTGCCTATCATCAACCCTGCAATGCTTGCATTCAAGCCCGAAGCACAGCCCGCATGGGATAGCAGTAAGCAATCCATAGTAGAGTACATTACTGGTGGAAAGCAAGACACAGTAATTACTACACACAATGCTTGGGGCATCCAAGATGCTGAGGAAGCTAATGCTTTCTTTCAAGCAGCTATTGATGCTCCTCTTCCTTACGTGGCGCTAGACTCCGAGACGACAGCCTTGTGGCCTCGCGATGGACACATGTTAGGCTTGAGCCTTTCATATGAAGCAGATCGTGGTGCTTACATAGATACAGACTGTTTAGACGAAGAATCAGAGCGTCTACTACAAGAGCTGTTTGATAAGAAGATAGTAGTGTTTCATAATGCTAAATTCGATATCGCATTCTTTGAGTATCATTTCAACTTTAAGTTTCCACAGTTTGAAGATACAATGCTATTGCATTATCTCATTGATGAGAATCCAGGCACTCATGGCCTGAAGCAGCTAGCTATGAAGTACACAATCTATGGTGACTATGAGAAGCCTATGTACGACTGGATTGATAGGTATCGTAAAGAACACGGCATTCTTAAAAGCGAGTTCAACTGGGGGTTTATTCCCTTTGATATTATGAAGCTCTACGCGGGTATGGATGCTGCGTGTACCTTCCTTCTGTATGAAAAGTTTAAGAAAATTAAACAAAACAAGAGATTAGCTAAGGTATACGATAACATACTTATTCCTGGATGTAGGTTTCTTACTGACGTTCAAGATAATGGTGTACCTTTCGATGTCCCTAGACTAGTAAGATCGCAGGCTCTGATGCAGGATCAAATTGATGAAGCAGTAGTGGAATTATATAAGCATCCTGCAATTAGTAAATTTGAGAAAATTAATGGAAAAGATTTCAATCCTAATAGCACTGTTCAGCTTCGTAGTCTTTTGTTCGACTTTATCGGTCTCACTCCTACTGGAAAGAAGACTGGCACGGGAGCAAATTCAACAGACGCTGAGGTTCTTGCAGAGCTGGCGGAGCAATCCGACGTCCCAGAACTTATACTTGCTATCAGACAAAAGTCTAAAATTAAAAATACTTATTTGGACAAAATCATACCACAGTTGGATAAAGATAGTCGTCTTCGTACAGGCTTTAACCTTCATAGCACAACTAGTGGGCGGCTTAGCTCTTCTGGTAAGCTTAATATGCAACAACTTCCTAGGGACAACCCTATTGTAAAAGGTTGTATAAAAGCTGCTCCAGGACATAAGATTGTAGCGATGGACTTAACAACTGCAGAAGTGTATGTAGCGGCTGTACTAGCGGAAGACAAAGCCTTGATTGAAGTGTTTCGTGCAGGCGGTAACTTCCACTCACAGATTGCTAAGAAAGTTTTTAAGCTGTCATGTGATGCTAGTGAAGTAGCTGAACTATACGGTATGCAAAGACAAGCAGCTAAAGCTGTAACCTTCGGTATTATGTATGGTGCAGGTGCTAATAAGATTAGTGAGCAAGTAACTAAAGATAGTGGTAAACCTTTTAGCAAAAACGAAGCTCAAGAGGTTATCGATG